TTCTGGTTCAGCTTGTGGTCCAGCTATTTCGCTGACTTGATCTGGTGTTAATGCTTGTAACAAAAGCTCAAGCGTATGTTTTGCAACTTTCTCAAACCAATCTTCAATTTCATCTGTATCAGCGGCACTCTGACTTTGAGTTTCCTGAGTCAGCAGTTGTGCTTCGCCGAGAGTTCTTGAGCGATTGCTTTTTGGTTGAGTAACCTCACCGCCACCAATAACACGTTCAAAATCACGCTCCGTATGATCCGTTGTATAAACAGAGGGATCAATAGGAGGGGGAGAAAATACGTCTATTGAATTTCTGATTGGCTGTCCAGATGGTCCGTCAATTCTGACGTTCTCTCCCGGAGCGGCATCTTCAAGAGATTGTGCGTCAATATCAGATACATCGCCACGTCTGGACACCCAATGAGGAATTGAAATATCTCTGTGTTGAGCAAATCTTGTTCTTGCTGAATTATGCTCATCCTGTAATTCACGCAATAGAAAAACATCAGACATTGGAAGAAATTGCCCATCAACAATGTTCATAGCTAGAGGAACATACGGGTACCATTGTTCGCTGACAAACTTTGGCTCAAGAGGTGGCTGCAAGAAGTCAACCCCTCCGTCTGCCATATAATGAATCAAGCGATTTTCTCTATCGTGTATTTCCCATATATGAACAAGCGTTGCATGTTCGTCTACTTGCTCTTTCTTGTGATCGACAGTATCAGATGATTTCAACTTAAATTCTTTAGTCCCCATCGGCAGTTTGCCCCAACGCTTTTTAGCTTCGGCGACAGTCATCACAATTCTTTCTGCCAAAAAAGGAGCTTGCAAGTAATCATCAAAATTCTGTACGGATGCTAAATCTAATACCATGTTGATAGGATCAACAATGTCAATAACAAGACCTTCAGAAACTATAATGCTTTCTTCTTTTTCAAGCTGTGAGCGAAATTGTTTGAGTTCAAGAATTGTTCTCTCTTTAGACGCCACTTCTTCTGAGTCTTTAGATTGACTCTTGAGATATTCAAGCTGTTCCATTTGATTAGTGGAATCAATAATCTTGTTTCTGATGATTGGGTTAGGCTCTATATCTGTTTGGTAATAGACTTTTGCCCAACCAATGCCGACAGTCTTTGCAGAACGAAGGCAAGCCTTTGCTCTACGCTTCAGATCAGCGTCATCAAACACACGATTCAAAACAATCTCTGCCGTTCTGCCAAAAAGACGCATTTTCTTAACCCCGACTTGAGATACAGTTTCAGTCGGTCGTATAGAAAATTTTGGGTTTCTTGCGTAAATCTGATTAACGCTTTTTCTAATATGCGAATGAATCAGATTTGCTCGTACAAGTAGCCCAGACCCATCTTCTTCGTGTTCACCACGAGCATATTGACGGTCAGTTTTTACAGACTCCTCAAAGTCGCCATTGCTCATACTCTGCTTGGCGAGTTCAATGCGACTTTGCCATTTGCCTGCAAGTAGTTTTATCCCCTGACTCGGCTCTTTCCCTTTCGTGTCCGAATTATCTGGGGTCTTAAAACCACTTTGTTTTAGATTGCCTATGATTTCCTGTTCAATAGGATTTGCCATAATTACCCAGCGTTTAGAAGAAACATGTTCACGCTCCCAGCAGAACGAACTGTTACGTTCGGCCGCATATACTTGTGAAGCATGATTTCTTTGAATTGAACTTCGTTGTCAGTTGTTAAGTCACCTGACGAATGAAGATCAACCCAAGTTTCATTATCGTGCGAACCCTGCACCGCACATGCCCCTGTCAACTCAACAGGTTGCATGACAGAAACAACTCTTGTTCCCGGCAAGTATGGGGTGATGGATTGCTCGACAGACTTACCAGTAGCAACGCTATCAAGCTCTGATCCTACAGTAAGTATTTTCATTATTGCGATTAACCAGCGTTCATAATATGAAACGAAACAGAACCATCAGTATAAGCTGTGACCGTACCTTTGATATATTTTGGCAGAGTTACGGTTGGGCTAATTTGATGTAAGGCATTAACCCCGGCCATATCTACATCTGCTGGATCCCATAGATCAGACCAAGTTGAATTGTCATCTGAACCTTCAACTTTGACATTCATTGTTGCATTACTCGTATATTCTGTAAGTAATACCGCACTCGTTCCGGGTAAATTTGGGCTAACTGAGTTAGTAACTACAGCAGTAGAAGTCGCTGAAGAAAGAACTGCCCCGATTATTGTTTTTGTTAACATTGGTAATACTCCTTTTTAAAATAATTAAAATCTATATTTAGATTTTGTTTTAATAGCAGGATCCAAACCTGTCAGATAGTCAAAACTCATATATGGCGGTCTGACTGATTTTTTAACTGCTCTTTCAAAACGATGCCGTGACACCAAGCTGTAACGCCATTCGTCTGCTACATGATCTTCCTGAAACTTTGTTTCTATATCCTCTGGTCGTGATTCGTCAATCTGCATTGTAGGAACTGTTCTAATGAAATGTTTACATTGCGAAAAGACTCTGAATGTTTTTTGTTCTAGTCGTTGATTACAGACGTTCCATCCGTTTTCACGACTTCCGGGACCAGCAGCCGCGGGGTCCCATAAAACACCATTATCTCTGAACAGTTCTCCAATACTTATCCCCTCACCACGATGATACCAGCATGACGAATCAGCAGGGTTGGCTCTGAATTTGAGACCCGCTGATCGTTCATGTTTTTCCATATCATAAATTTTCTTAGATACTTCTTTAGGCGATTCACCAGTTCCAACATTAGCCTCTCCACCCCATCCATAAAGTTCTTTATAACGATAGATCACACCATCTGGATCTATTGTATACCAACCTACACTATATGGGCGAGTTTTTCCCCAATCCATCGCTCTCCATCGTGGCCAATCAGGCGGAATACTAAATGGCTCAA